GTCACCGCTCGGCGTGCAAGTTCCAGCGCGCGATCGGCGGCAAAGAAGCAACGTCCCCGAATACTGCCAAAGCCGCCGAAGAGGGTCGTCCCGCCGCAGAGCTTCCCTGTTCCCTTGCGGGGTGCCGCATGATGGCAGAGATGAAATCGGTGACGCTGCGCGACAGACGAATGCCGGGCCACACTTGGTTTGATAACGAGCTGATCGACGTGTTCGGAGCTGATCTTGGGCCTTACGGCATCGCCGCCTACGCAGTGATGGCGCGCTTTTGTTACGGCCATAGCGTGACGATGTCGCTCCGGGAACTCCAGGACCGCGCAGGCATAAAAAAAGACTCGCTGGGGCGGGCGCTCAAACGGCTGGTCGAACTGGGGTTGGTGATCGAGCGCGAGGGGCCGACGCCGAAGTCGCCGAGCACCTACGACCTGGTGGATTTGAAGGTCCTGGTGGGGGAAATCCGGGCCGCGGCGAGGGCGCAGGCACTTTCCGCTAAATCTGTCTCTCACAGAGACAGAAGCGAAGAGGACAACGGTACAGACGCGCAGGGTGCGCCGGACGGTCTCCCCGTCGCTAATCGCCAATATACGAACGGCGATGCGCCAGAGGGCGCGCAGAGCGATGAGGATGCTATCGAGGAGTTAGAGGCGTCCGATGTGTCGCTGGAGGCGGAGGCTGACTGTCTCCCACAGAGACAGGGGGCGCAGAGGCCGAAAAATCTGAAAAATTTGGGGAATGGCGCGCCCACAGAGACAGATCTGTCGCAAAATGACCCCCGATTTGCGACAGATCTGTCTCTCACAGCCTCGCGCGTTAATAGGCAATACACAAGACTACAAGACACAAGACAAGTACCGGCGGCGACGGCGGCCTGGGCTGCGAGCATCCTGGCCGAGATCGCCCCCCTCGGCGTCGTCGACGCCCAGGCCTCCAGGCAAATCCTCGAAAGCTGCCGCGCCGCGAACCCGGACGTGACCCTGGAAGAAATCCTGTTCTGGCTGGGCTGGCTGGCGGAAAAAGCCCAACAGCCACGCAGCGGCATTCGCGATCCAGGAGCCTACGTGATCCGCATGGTGGGCGACTGCGTGGGCGGCGGCCAGTACACGCGGCTCAAAGCCGGAGTCGATCGGCGTCGGTTGGAGCAAGAGGCGCGGGAGAGTAAGTGCGAAAACGGTCAGGTGGCCGCGATTACCTGGGATTTATACCAGCCCGTGGCCGCGGCCCTGGCCGACGCGGCGTGGCGGCCGATCCGCGCGGCGCTCGAAAAAAAGGTGCTTCCCCAATCGTTCGAGACGTGGATCAAACCCGTGCGGGCGGTGGATTTTGTCGACGGAGAACTCTGCCTTCGGGTGCCGAGTCCGGAGTTCCAGCACATTGGCGACAAGTACGGCGATCTCATCGATGAGGCCATCAAGCAGCAGGGTCTGGGGGTGACGAACCTGCTTATTTTAGCCAGCCCGGCGGACCTGCCCGTGCGCGGGTTTTTCCCCAAGCCTGGAACCGAGGGCGAAGGCCCGTGAGGGCGCGGGTTAAAGCATTGTGACGTTTTCACGGCCTGAGTGCCTGAGTACCTGAGCACCCACAAACGGGACGAGAAGGGGGAGAGGACGATGATCATCACGGTAGCGAGCTACAAGGGCGGCGTGGGCAAAACGACGACGGCGGTGCACCTGGCCGCATACCTGCAGAGCCTGGCGCCGACTGTGCTGCTGGACGGCGACCAGACGCGCAACGCCACAGCCTGGTCCGAGCGCGGCGAGGGATTCGCGTTCATGGTCGCGCCGATCGACGCGGCGGCGAAGGTGGCGCGCAACTACGCGCACATCGTGATCGACACCGGGCAGCGGCCGAGCGGCGCGGATCTGCGGGCGGCGGCGGAGGGTTGCGATCTGCTGGTGGTGCCGACGATTCCCGGCGCGCTCGAAACCGATGGGTTGGGACAGACGGTGCGGGCGCTGCAGCAGATCGGCGCGGCGTTCCGGGTGCTGCTGACCTCGGTGTCTCCGGACGCGGCGAAGGAGGCGGCGGAAGTGCGCAAGCTGCTCGCGGCGGTTCACGCGCCGGTCTTCCATTGCGAGATCCCGCGGCTGAAGGCGTTCAAGAAAGCCGCGGGCGCGGGCTGCGTGGTGGCCGAGGCGAAGGATCGCGAGGCGGCGCGGGCCTGGGCGTGTTACGTGGCCGTTGGGGAGCAGCTCCGGTGGCTGCCGTCGCAGAGCGTCGAAACGGCGGTGCGGGCATGAGTGAACCAGTGAGCGGCCTGGCAAAAGCATTCGCGGGGTTGAGGCATGCGCAGGAGCCCGAGCGCCCGAGCACTCAGGAACTTAAGAGCGCGGGCACCCGCGGGCTGAAGCTGGCGCCGCTGCCCTTGCACGGGACGGCGAAGAGCAGGCATCCGGAGTACACGCCGGTGAAGGTCTTTCTACGCAGCGCAACCCACAAAGCCGCGGGGCGCAAATGGGAAGACGCCGAGGGCGGCGACTTCAGCGACCTGGTGGAGCAGCTTTTACAGAAGTACCTGGGAGCTTAGGTACCCAAGGAGCTTGACTATGGACGCCCTGACCAGCGTGCTGACCGAGCCCGGAGAGCTACACGAGTTCCTCCAGGGTTACATGGACGATACCGGGGGAGATCCCTCGGAAATCGTCTGCCAGTTGTTCACACCGTGGGAGCCGGACATCACGCGCCTGCGCGACCTGCGCCCGCTCTACAGCCGCACGAAGAAGCTGCTGCAGCTCCATTTCACCCACGTTGACGAGGTGCTGCAGATCCCGATATCGGAGAGCCTGGCGCCGGAGATCGACGGCGGCGAAATCCAGGCCTACGGGCTGCGCAAGGTGTGCCGGGGTGTTTGGGCGCTGGCGCCATCGCTTCTGGTTCCGGAGCTGCTCCACTGCTACATCGTGTTTCACGGCGTGCCCGAGCCGGCGCCGTGGGAGAGCGTGATTGTTATTGTGCCGGCACTGGTGCGCATATGAGTAACCCAGGCATCGAGTTTATGAGTGCGTTGGGCCGAGCGTTCAAGGAGGAAGCGATGACAGATCCACGCGAGAACGCGCCGGGCGACTCAGGCCCTGGCGTGGGGGCGGCGCAAAGGGAGCTGATGCGGAACTTGGTGCGGATCGAGGGCCAGCGAGCCGCGACCCGCGCGATGGCGTGGGCGCGCAGCGCGCCTGGAACACCCTACGGAGAAACCGAGGTTGCGCCCGATCCGCGGGCCGGGTCAATGGAGGAGCGCCATGCACCAGGTCACGATTGAAGGTTACGGCTTCGCGCATTTCATCATCGTCGACGCCGACGACAAAACCCTGGCGTGGACGGGGTCGCGGTTCACCAGGCAGAAGAACGGGCGCCCGGCGGCGGACACGCAAATTTGTAACTTCATCACGCCGGCCGAGGCGGCGGACTACATCGCGGCGCACAAGTCGCTGGAGCTGGCACAGCCCGCCCCCCGTAAAAGGCTGGCCGCCTTGACGGTCTCGGCTCTCTACGCCGGCTTCAGCGTGGAGATGCTCGAACGGATTCTCGCGGTTGGCGTGGGGTTCGATGTTGCGGGCGCCCCCGAGGAAGTGCGGCTGATGAACGAGGCGCTGGCCGCGGAGATCGAGCGGAGAAAGGCGGGGCGATGAGAACCATGGGCATCAAGCCGGGGGATGCGGTGCTGGTGATTGAACGCCGCGGCGAGCAACTGCTGGCGTACAACGCGCTGGTGGCGGGCTTTTCGATGGACGAGAGGCTGGCGGGAAAGAATGGCGAGCCGGCGATCGAGGCCAGCTTTGTGGCGGTGCGCGCGCGACCCAGGTCGCGGGACGGCGGTGCGCCCACGGTGACCCTTGCCGGCGTGGTCCACATCTCGCACCGCGACTTTATCGAAGGGCGCGCGGGCGTGGGCTACGAAGAGCTGCCAGGGCCGGTGCAGGGCATGTGTCGCTACTGCAAGTGCACCGACCGGCGCGCGTGCCCGCACGGGTGCTCGTGGCTCGACACGGACCGGACGGTGTGCTCGAGCCCGGTGTGCATGGAGAAGTTCGCGGAGGGGCACGATGCGCTGGCGGCGGTAGCGCTGGACCGCGCCCTGGCTTTCAGAAGGGTCTTATCCCTTTGACTCCCTGTTCGCTTCTTGCATCATGTCGATGGTTCGCGCCGGGGCTGGAACCTTTTCAAATACATAGCGGCCGTGGTCTTCAGGGTCATGGCTCGGGCTCCGTTCCAGGCTTGTACTGGGCGCCCTTGCGCGGACCGCGTTTGCGCGCGGTCAGCAGTTTCAGGCGCTCCACGATGGCGGCGCTGGAGCATTGGGCGCGGCAGAGAGCGCTGTCGGGCGCCCAGCCAGGGGGGAGGAAGGTCTCCGTCTCCAGCAGGACCAGCGTGGGAACGTACGGGGCGACCACCTTGGAGCGCTTGAGCAGCCACTCCCCGCCGTCGAGCGGGCACACAACCAGCAGCAGATCGATGTGCGTCTCGAGGAGCACCCGCTCGGCCTCGGCCGGATTGCCGCGCGCGATCGGCCTGTAGCCGAGGATGCGCAGCATGTAGCGCAGCTCGCTCACGCGCAGGTCGTCGTCGCCGGCCAGGAGAATGACTTTAGGAGGCCGCATTGGACGCGCCTCCTTGTCTTCCTTTCGTGGTTTCGTGCTTTGCGCGCAGGCCGGGGCGCGTCAAAACAGCCTCCCCTGCTTCGCGGCCTTGGCGTGGAAGTCCGCGAGGGCGTCCTTCGCCGCGGCGGTCTTGGCGCGAGCGCCCTCCTGCTGTTTGCGTTCGGCGCAGGGAAGGCAATGCCGGAGCCGCCTGTCCGACACGCGGTGCGGTGTCATTTTGAAGCACGTTTGGCACCAGGCGGGGGCCTCGACGGTGCTGCGTGTGAAATGCTGGCCCATCAGCGGCCTCCTTTCGCGGCGGCGGTCTTTTCCACCACGTAGGCGCGGAGGCATCTCGGAATTGGCGGGACGCGCACGTTGCTGTCGCCGGCCTTGTGATGGGCCAGGGCGGCCCACACTTCGACCTCCGACAGTTCCCAAACGGACCACTCGCGCATCACGACGAGCGGGACAGGCGAATCGACCAGGAGCAGCATGTCGCGCACGAAGCGCAGTTTCTCTTCGCGCCTCATGAGCGGCCTGCGAGAGACTCGGCGGCGGCGTTGGCGGCGGCGGTGTCGATGAGGCGGCTGATGAAGCGGTGCTCGGGGGTGAGGCCGGCGCGGTAGCAGCGGCAGAAGCGCCAGCCTCCGGAGGCCATGAGCGGAGCGATCAGTGCGGCCACTTGCCGAGGACCGATGTTCAGGTCGCGGGAGCCGGCCGGATGCGGAGGGTAGGCGCAGTCGAGGGCGGTGAATATCTCCTCGGGGACGCGAGTGCAGCAGCCGGCGCAGTGCGCCTGGCGCTGGAGCGGAACGGACGGGCGGCGGTGTGCGCGCGCGGCCTCGAGCGCGGCGAAGCAGGCGAACGGAGAGACGAAGTTCATGGCCGCACCGCCTGCTGGGCCACGTGAAGATCGATTCGAGCCGCTTCCAACTTTTCCTCGAAATCGGGATCGCCCCCGTGGTCCGGGGCTTCAGCTTCCAGCCTGCGCAGAAACGCGAGCGCGACCGCGAGCCCCAGGGCGGCGATTTCAGCCGGCGCGAAGAGTTTCCCGAGCGGCTCGGCCATCTCCGCGATGCGGCGGGGATCGGACGCCTGGATGTGTGGGGCTACGCTATCATTGGGCTGCGCGGGCGCAGCGACACCTTGGCGGGTGTGCATTGTGGCCTCCTTTGAAGGCTATAGTGCGGCTGGCCCGCGTGTCTTTCTTTCACCCCAGCGACGAAGACCTGTCACCGGGGACCCCAACGTTGGCGCGAAGGGAGCGGGGCGTGAACTTCATACTCAGCGCGTTTTGCGCGCTGGTTTGGGTCGGGCGGCGGCTAAGGCTCGCTCCTGCTCCACCAGTAGCCTGAGACCTCTGCGCAGTATCTGAGCATCCTTGAGGCCGGTGCGTTCAATGACGTAGTCGAGCAGAGCGCGAGTCTCGGGATCGATCCGGATCGAGACGGGCTTTGCGGATGCGGGTTTTTGCGGATTCGTTGTCATGGGGTCCTTTGCGGCATCGGCCTTGGCCTAGCGTCGGGTGAGCAGGGCGCCGATGATTGCCACAGGGATCATAAACAGCGTGTAGAGGAACAACCCTCGTCGGCGTCGGGTGAGCATGGCGGTCTCTTTCTTCGTGCAGTGAGAAGCGCGCTACCTGAGCAGCGCGAAGGCGATGCCACCGAGGATGCCGGTGAGGATGTTGCCCAGCACCAGTGCGGCTGCGATGCCGAGTACATTACCAAGGGAGAGAGTCAGGCGAATCGGGAGAACGGAGGACGGCGCTGTCTGTATGTGGGCTGTTTCGGATGGTGGGGCTTGTCCGGGGTACATAAAGGTCTCTTTCCTGGTGCGGTGAGAATTGCTTGAATAGGACCAAGGTAGCGCGGTGCGCTACCTTTGTCAACACAATTTTAATCCCCTTAAAATACCCTTGTAATCCCCCTTGGAGCACAAGTGGGCTGCGCCGGGCGGGCGCGCCGACGTATCCTTTTCAGCATGTATACGAACACGGTGCTTCGGGCGATGCCGACGGAAGTGGTGGAGCGGCTGCGGTTGCGGCCGGTGAAGTTCGAGGTGGACCACGAGCTCGAGTTTCCCGGCAAGCCGATCGAGCGCCTGTGGTTTCTCGAAACCGGCATGGCGTCGATGACCGCGACGTTTGTGGACGGCGCGCAGGTGGAAGTGGGGATGTTCGGGTTCGAGTCGATCGTCGGCGTCTCGGCGCTGATGGGGACGAAGCGAAGCCTCAACCGCGTCTACACGCAGATCGCCGGAACGGGCTTTGTGACGCCGCTGGAGCTGGCGCGCCTGGAGTTCTGCCGCGGCGGGATCTTCCAACTGCTGGCGCTGCGCTACGTGCAGGCGCAACTGGTGCAGGCGATGCAGAGCGCGGGCTGCAACGCCAGGCATAACTTTGAACAGCGCCTGGCGCGGTGGCTGCTGATCTGCGCGGACCGCGCGCGCACGGACACCTTCGCGCTGACCCAGGAATACCTGACCGACATGCTGGGGACGACGCGGTCCACGGTGTCGATCGCGGCGAGCGCGTTGAAGGCCGCGGGGCTGATCGATTACACGCGAGGCGTGGTGCGGATCCGCGACGCGTCGAGCCTGGAGGGCCGGGCCTGCGAGTGCTACCGGCTGATCAAGGACCACCTGGACAACTATGCCGAGTTCGATCACGGGATAGCGATGCCGCTCGGCTAAATGCGGCGCCGCACAGTGCGGTTGCTCACAGTGAGGAACCGTAACGACCGTGAGGCGCATCGCTCCTAGCATTCGGCTGTGCACTCACAACTTAGATTGCTCGTTGCGGTGAATGAGTTCGGCCGGAGAATCGGCGCGACTCACCACAACGCCGTCCTCTCCGACGCCCTGGTCGACCAAATGCGCAATCGGCATGAGGACGACGGGCTCGGCTACAAGAAAATCTCACGCGAACTCCACCTGGCTCGAACCACGGTGCGGAAGATCTGCACCTATGAGAGCCGCGCGCAGACGCCGGCGCGCTGGAAGTCGATTCGCGTTGTTCACAACGGGAAACTGGCGCTTTTGTGAAAAAAAACCGAGTAAAACACACTAATTTATGTGCGCCGGTCAAACTTACCTGGCGCAACTATCCCGACTCGCTCCACGCGCCCTTCAAGCGGCTGCCGTGCGGGCAATCTCTGCGGCCAAACCTCAAGGTCATGGAAGACTACGTCGCGGGATTCAGCGTTGCACGCGCCATCGTCGCGTCGTGGAACCCAGCGCTGTTTTACGCTCGGCTCATCAGGGTCGAAGAGTTGGCGGCCTGATGGGCGGCCGGCTGCAAGAATCGTATAAATTGTACAAAGCCGGTGCGCTGAGCCTGGACGGCATGATTCTGGAGGCCCGCGCGTTCGCCGTGAGTGTCGGGCGCCTGGAAGGCCGCGAGGACGCCGAGGACCTGGCGCAGGATCTGTGCATCCAGGTGTGGAGGCATATCGACGGGTTCGACGGGCGCCGCGCGAGCTGCGCGACCTGGCTTCGCAAGATTCTCCGCAACCTGATTCGCGACAAGGTTCGGCACACGCGTTCCGTGCTGGCCGGCGCACGGATTGTAGAAACCCCGAGACAAGAGCTTGCCACCGATGATTCGGGCGATGCGCCAGCGAGATCGATCAACGATCTGCCTTTGTCACTGTCCCCTCACAACCTCTACATCATGAGAGCGCTGATCGACGGCGCCGATCTGCGTGAGATCGCAGAGGCGACAGAGCTGAGTCTCAAGGCCATACGCGGCCGATTCGATCGCATCCGAAAGTCGAATGCGACCGAGAATTCTTAGCACTTTTCGCGGACCACAATGACTGAGCCGGGGATAATCGCGCGGATATACGTTTACGTAGATTGGACGGGATCAGACCCATGCGGCTGCAGATCGAACGGTGCATGCTCCGCTGTCAAGACTGCCATGAAGAGATCGAGATCCCGATGCGCATCAAGCTCGCCGACGAGCTGATCGAATTTCAAGAAACCCAGCAAGCCGATCACATCTGCAAACTCAAAAGAGCTACGGCCTCGCCGGCGGGCCGGACGGTCACCCCGACCACTGTCACAAGGTAGCCAATGGCTGCCAACCGGCGCAATCTTATCAAGCCCGCGGCCGAGTGAGGTCCATCAGCGGCCTCGCCAGCGGGCGTTCTCAGCCCTCAAATGAGTAACAAATTATGCCACCTCGTGCGTCGCGTCCTTGTGCGTATCCAGGCTGCCCTGGCTTAGTCGCCTCCGGCTACTGCGAGAAGCACAGGAACGCGGCGTCCTCATCCGGCTTTGGCCGCGGTACCGCCAACGAGCGCGGCTACGACTATGAATGGCAGCAGTTCCGGCTGCGGTACCTTCGGGAACATCCGCTCTGTGTCGACTGTCTGCCGCACAACCTGGTGAGGCTGGCCACCGACGTCCACCACGTAATCAAGCTGCGATACGCCCCCGAGCGCAGGTTTGACGAAACGAACCTGATGGCGCTCTGCGGCGAATGCCATAAGTCGCGCACGGCTGCAGGAGAATAAGTAGCTCCCGAAGTCACTCCGGCATGCCAGATGGGGATAGGGGGTCTCAAAAGGTTTTGAGACCGTCTGCTCCAGACCACGCGCCCCTTTTTTTCACGTCCGCAGTTCAGGAATTCGGGGTTTGCCATGCCAGCACCGCGAAAAGCAACATCGGTTCTGGCGAAATCGGGCTCGATCAGCCACGACAAAAAGCGCTATGCCAACCGCACCAGCGAGCCCAAACCCACAGGCACTATCGGGTCGGTCCCAAAGCATTTCAACGGCGCGCTCAAGGCAGTCTGGAAGGAACTTGTCCGCCAGATCCCGCCAGGAGTGCTCACCAACGCCGACCGGCTGATCCTCGAACTCACCTGCCACCTCACCCTCAAGATGCGTGACGGCATTCTGACCAGCAGCGACGCCGCGCAGCTTGTGAGCTGCCTCAGCCGGCTGGCCATGACGCCCTCCGATCGCAGCCGTGTAAACCTGGCCCCGCTGAAGGGAGATCCGGCGGTAGCCGCATCGCCCTTCCTGAAGTTCGCGGCATGACAGGCCTGGATGAACTTCGCGGAGACAGCAACTCGATACGCGACTGACGTCGTCAACGGCGCCATCCCGGCCTGCAAGTGGATCCGCCTCGCAGCGGCCCGGCACCTGAATGATTTAGTACGCCCAGACTTCCCCTACGCGTTCGACGACGCCGCCGCCAATAAGGCGTGCGAGTTCATCGAGCTCATGCCCCACACCAAGGGCCGCTGGGCAGCCCGCCGAGAGAAGCTCAGGCTCGGCCCCTGGCAGATCTTCATCGTCTGCAGCATCTTCGGCTGGCTCGGCAAAGAGACGCGCCTCCGCCGGTACCGGGAAGCCTACATTTGCGTGCCACGCAAAAACGGCAAGTCGCCGCTTGCCGCCGCGATCGGCCTCTACATGCTGCGGTGCGACGGCGAGGCCGGCGCCGAAGTGGTTTGCGGCGCGACCAGCGAAAAGCAGGCGTTCGAGGTATGGCGCCCCGCCAAGATCATGGTCGAGAAAACGCTCGACCTGCGCAAGGTCCTGGGCATCAAGGTCAACGCGCGCTCGCTCACCGTCGAGTCCACCGGCGGCAGTTTCATCCCCGTCATCGGCAAGCCCGGCGACGGCGCATCGATCTCATGCGGCATCTGCGACGAATTTCACGAAGCGGACACCCCTGAGTTGTACGACACCCTGCGCACCGGGATGGTCGGGAGAGAGCAACCACTCCTCCTGGTCATCACCACCGCGGGATTCAACACGGCGTCGCCGTGCCACGATCTGCAGACCACCGCGCAGAAGGTCCTCGAAGGCACGCTCATCGATGAACAGCTCTTCGTGGTCATCTACACGATCGACGCCGGCACGGACTGGACGACTGAAGCAGCGCTCTGGATGGCCAACCCGAACCTGGGTGTGTCGGTCAGCCTCGAGATTCTGCTTCACGATCAGCAGCAGGCCATCAAGAACGCAGCCAAACAAGGCGTGTTCCGCACCAAGCATTTATGCGAGTGGATGACCGCATCGGCCGCCTATTTCAACCTGCTCAAATGGAACGCCGGCGCGGACGCCACGCTGAACGAGGCCGACTTCAAAGCCTTCCTGCTCTATATCGGCATGGATCTGGCCAGCGTGCTCGATCTCAGCAGCGTGGTCAAAGTGTACGTGCGGAGCATCAACGGCAAGCTGCACTTTTACATTTTCGCGCGCCACTACCTTCCCGAGGACCGCATCGCGCTCGCGGGGAACCAGATGTATCAGAAGTGGGCCGAAGAGGGGCTTCTGATCCGATGCGAAGGCGCCACGTTGGACTACGCACTGGTGCGCGACGATCTGACGGCCGACATCGAGGCCCACAGCGTCGAGGCCCTGTGTTACGACAAGCGCTACTGCGATCAGCTCACCCAGGAGTTATACCTCTCCACGGGCGTCACGCTGGTTGAGGTTCCTCAGCTACCGGCATTTTTAAGCCTGCCGATGAAGTCGCTCGACGCGGCCATCCAGGACGGACGCGTGCACCATACCGGCGATCCTGTCCTCACCTGGTGCATGAGTAATGTGGTTTCCAAAGTTCGCGGCCCTTCCGAGAATGCCTTCCCGGAGAAACAAAAGGCGGCCAACAAGATCGATGGCGCGGTCGCCTTACTCAACGCGATGAACCGCGCTCTCACAGCGGAATCGACAGCGGGCGGCTCCGGCATCGACTGCTTCTCTCTCTAGCTAACGCACCACCGAGAACTCACCAATGGCCCTATTCGGCAGCAGAAACGATCTGACCTCGCTGCAGCTTCGCAGCGGCTCGCCGCTCGACAATCCCGCCATCCCGATCAACAGCCCGGCAGTCTGGGACTGGTTGGTGGGCGGAGAGCCGACGACTTCGGGCGAGACCGTCAACGAGGCCAACGCTCTTCAGATCACCACCGTTTACCAGTGCATCACGCTGCTGTCGAGCATGGCCGGCACCATGCCGCTCAGGCTCATGGAGCGCACCGACAAGGGACACATCGAGGCGATCAACTCCGATCTCCACTATCTGCTGGGCACCGAGCCTAATCCTGAAATGACCGGCACAACGTTCATCGAGACGCTGGTAGGCTGCCTGGCGATGGGCAATTGTTACGCGCAGATCGAACGCAACGCGCTGAGGCAGGCCGTCGCGATCTGGCCCTTGAATCCGCTGAAGACGGAGCCGATCCGCCTGCCCAACGGGCTCCTGGCCTATAAGACCTCCGACGGGATGGAGCCCGGCCGGCACCGCATCGTCCCGGCCGAGGACTGCATTCACGTGCCGCTGTTCGGCTTGGAAGGCCGTCGCGGTATGAGCCCAATCCTGATGGCTCGCGAGTCTCTGGGCCTGGCCAAAGCAAGTTTGAAGCACGGCTCGCGCCTGTTCGCCAACGGCACCAAGGGCGCCGGCGCCTGGGTGAATAAGACGGGGACGGGAAACAATCCAAAGCAGAGACAGGAGTTCAAGGAGTCCTATCAGCAGTCGGCTGGCGGCACGAACTCCGGCAAGACCCAGTTCATGTACGGCGACTGGACCTGGCAGAGCCTGGGCCTCACGCCGGAAGAGTCGCAGTTTCTCGCGACCAGGTCATTCACGCGCGCCGACATCGCTTCGATGTGGCGCATCAGCCCACACCTCGTCGGTGACACCTCGCGTTTGAGCGGGACGAACTCGGAGCAGCTTATGCTCCAGTTCCTCGTGATCGCGCTGGCTCCGTACCTGCGCAAGCTCGAGGCGGAGTTCAACCGCAAACTCTGCCCGACACAGGGGCGAAAGGCCGGGAAGTTCTACACGTCCTTCGACCCCAGCGGCTTGCTGCGCACCGACCTTAAATCGCAGAACGAGGCCTACCAGGCCGGCCGCAACGGCGGATGGTACACAGCGAACGATGTGCTGCGCAAGCTCGGAGAGAATCCCGGCGGTCCGGAGTGCGACGTCTACGTCACGGCCGTGAATTACCAAAATTCGAAGCGCATGCTCGATACCGAGTCGCTGCAAGACCAACCCATCGGCGAGGCGCAGCCCACGCCGGCGGAGCGCTCCATGCTGGGCGCTTACACAGCCGGCTACATCGGCATCTATTCCGATTCGTTCAGACGGCTTTTGACCCGCTCCAAGCGGGATTACGACACCCTTTCGGCCCTGTTCCGGCCTGTTCTTCGCTCGATCGCGGACACGGCGATCGGTCACAACGCCGTCGCTTCGTTCTCCGGGGGCGACCCTGCCGACGGCGTGATCAACGACGCGCTGCGCGCCATGGAGAAACGGGCCGCGAAGTGGCCCGCGACGATCCCCCCGGCTGAAGTCGCCGCGATCGCGAACGCCGAATTCGTGAAAGCCGTCCGTGCCATACACCTCAACGTTTCACGCGACATCGCCGCGGCCAAAGCAGTTCACGAACTCGCGGCGCCTGAAGAGGACACCGATGATCAAGCAGCCTAAATTCGGCCAGCGCGAAGTGCGCACGCTTTCCACCACGGAGTTTCGTATCGCCACAGCCGACGACGGCACCCGCACGCTGTCCGGGCTCATCCCGTACAACGCGCGGAGCCTTGACCTGGGCGGATTCACCGAGATGATCGCTCCCTCGGCATTCGCCGGCGCGCTCAAGCCCGGCGCCGACGTGCTCTGTCTGCGCGATCACGACGTGTTGAATCTGCTCGGCCGCACCAAGTCGAAGACGCTCACCCTGACCGATTCCAGCGAGGGCCTACGCTTCACCTGCAAGCTGCCGAAAACATCGCAGGCCACCGACCTGGCTGAGTCGATGGACCGCGGCGACCTGGACGCAAACTCCTTCGGCTTCGTAACTCTCGACGATAAGTGGCTGGCGGACGCGGCCGGCAACGTTGTTCGCACGCTGATGGCCGTTGACCTTTACGAGATCTCGCCGTGCAGCTTCCCCGCGTACCCCACCTCCCAGGTATCCGTTCGCTCGTGCCCGGTGGAACTGCGCTCGAAGCTGAAGAAGCGTGACGCCGACGCCTGTGAATGCGATTGCGAGCAGTGTATCGGCGGAGACTGCGGCCTATGCTCCGACGGCGACTGCGATGACGAAAACTGCTCATGCGCCGAGTCGCGCTCGATCAGGAACGCGGACGCCAACCGGGTGATGAATATCCGCCTGGCGTTCACCGACTAACCAAGTTTGAGTTTCACGCCTGACCGATGCGCCGCTTGACGGCCGCGTTCGCTCGCACACATCTGTCACGCTGCCGAGAAGCCCTGGCCTGCCGCCCCGGTTGTCCCGCGTGCATCAAACTCCGCAGCAAAGGAAGTATCATGACCCTTCTCGAATTGCAGGAAAAGCGTAACAAGCTTCTGTTCGACGCCCGTGCGATTATGGCCGGCGCCGATGTGACCACGGAACAACGCGTGGCCGTGGACAAAATGTTGGCGGATGCCAATGTGATCAAGGGCGATATCGAGCGCAGCATCTCGCTCGAAGCCGCCGCGGCCGAGCTCCGCTCTGTGCCGGGCCGTGTTCCCCAGGCCGCAGCGGCGGCCGCTCAGGCAGAACCGGAAACCAGGACCATCGAAGAGCGTCGCAAGGCTACCGGTCTCGCGCTTCGCTCGTTCATCAAGGGGCAGCCCTTCGAGTCCCGTGAACTCACCATTGCCGCCGACGGCGGAGTGATGATTCCCGTGGGCGTCACCGACCCCAAGATCGCGCTCAAGTCGGCGGGTTCGGTTTACGATGTGGTCTACAAGTTCCGCTCGACCAGCGGTGAGTCGGTCAAGGTTCCGCTGCTCAACGATCTGGGCAATGGGTTTATTCTGTCCAGCGCCTACGCGGGCGCCACCACGGATCCCCTGGCGACCGGCGTCACCATCTCCATCGACGACGTGCAGAGCAACCCAATTCAGATTCAGAACTCTCTGGTCAACGATGTGGAGTTCGACATCGTGGGCTTCCTGGACCAGGCGCTCCGCAACCGCTATCTGCGCGCTGCCGCCAACTGGATCACCAACGGCAACACCTCCAACGTCGGCGCGCTCGCGACCGGCTACACCGGCATCACCGGCAACACGGCCTCGATGCTCAAGTATGTGGATTTCACGGGCCTGCTGGCTTCGCTCGATCCCGCTTATTACACCGGCGCGAACTTCCTCATGTCTCCGGCGACGCTGGCCAACTCCGTCCTCAACATCGTCGACTCGAACAACCGTCCGTTGTTCCTGCCGTTCGCCGACGGGGGCATCTCCGGCTTCGCCGGCACCTTATTCGGGTACCCGGTCAAGCTGAACCCGTACCAGCCCGCTGTCGTGACCGGCAACGTCGCTGTGCAGTTCGGCGACTTCGCCCAGGGCTATACCTTCCGCGAAGTTCTCCCCGGTGTCGTGATCAAGAAATCCAGCGATCGCTACATCGAGTTGAACGCTCTCGGCGTGTTCGCGTTCGCTCGCGTGGGTGGGGCTGTAACCAACCCAGGCGCGGCCGGCGGAACGACTCAGCCGGTGGTTTCGCTCACCATCAAGTAGTTCAATCGACTCCTCGACACGGGGCCGGTGATGACGTGTAAAGACATGTCAATACACCGGCCTCGAAGAGGCTCCCTTGCAAACAACTCTCGCTCCCCAGGCGCCCAAGCCGGCGCCCGCGCCGATCCGCGCGCGGATCCGCAAGCCCCGCGAAACCGCGACCTTCCCCAAGACCTACGAACGCGCCACAAGGTAGACCATGCCCCTCAGCTACAAAGAAATGTCGGCGCCCATCGTCGAGCCCGTCTCGCTCGCCCAGGCCAAGCTCCAGTGCATCGTCGATGCCGGCATGATCCTGGACGACACGCTGATCGCCGGCTTGATCGTCGCTGCGCGGCAGTTCTGCGAAAAGAAGATGCAGCGGGCGATCTTTCCCCGCGCCATGCGCCTCACCCTTGACAACTTCCCTTTCGCCCGCTACGGCGACACCGTCAACGCCAACGATCGCCACTGCATGTACGGCAAGTACTGGCACGCGCTCGCGATCCGGCTCCCGCTGGTGGCCACGCTGTCGGTTCAGTCGATCACGTATGTGGATCTCAACGGCGAGACCCAGACGGTCGATCCCTCGACCTATTACACCGACCTGACCAGCGAGCCGGCGCGGATCGCGCCGCTGCCCGGCATTTACTGGCCTTACACAATGACGTACCTGCCCGGCTCGGTCACCATCCTCTATACGGCGGCCACCTACGCGGTCCCCGTGACCGACGCGCTCGTGGTGCCCGCAGCTCCGGGTCCGTACGCCGTCACGCTGAGCCAGGCTGCTGCGATCGCGGCAGGCGCTTCCCTGCTCGTTGCCCTTCCCACTTTGGCGGATTCCACCGGCAACCCGGTGGCGTTCACGAGCGCGGCCAACGTCCTCACCGTCGCCGGCACATACGCGGGCGCAACATTGACGGCCAACTACTACCTCGGCAACTGCCCGGCGACCATCGCCCAGGCCATGCTGCTCTTGATTTCCGCGTGGTATTCGAACCGCGACGCGATGGCCTCCAGCCCCGCCCGCGCGATCGACATGGGCGTCGATGCCCTGCTCGCCGACGAACTTTTTGAAACCAACGAATACCAGCAGAATTAAGAAAAGGGCACGGCTTCAGTCGTGCCGGGAACCGGAGATCCTCGTGCTCGTTACCGCTCTCAAAGCATTTCGCACTGGCCGCCTCGATGACGCCGTTGCCACCGGCGACACCTTCAACGTCTCCGATCAGCTCGGCATCGTCCTGGAATCGCAGAAGCAAGTGAGGTTCGCCGAGCCCGGCGTGAAGGCCGGCAAAGCACCTGTTGCGGCGGCCCCGCCCCCCGTTGTTGCCCGGGTCGCGCCGGTTGTTGGGCGGGCCGCGGCTGCCGCGGCCCGCGTGGCGGCCGCCAAGCTTGCGCTCGAAGCCGATGAAGCCGATCTCGCCGCGCTGGAAGCAGCCAAAGGGTAGCCCATGTCAATCGATCCCACCATTCTCGCCGCCGGCGCGTTGCGCCACGCCATCGCCATCCAGGCCCCCAGCTCCACGCGCGACACCGCGGGCCAGCTCGGCGCGACCTGGACAACGGTGCTCGCCACGCGCGCCGCGATCGAATCGACGGCCAGCCTCACCTTCAAGTTTTCGTTTCAGAACTCCACGCTCGCCGCCAACGCCACCGACTGCATCACGATCCGCTATCCCTCGGTGACCATTGCGCCGGGTATGCAGGTAGTCTTCGGCGATCAGGTTTACACGATTCAGGACGTGGACGACGTCAAGCGTCGCCACCGGGTTCTGGTCATGGCCGTCCTCGGCATAGACACGGTGAGTTCGTAATGCCCGACGAAGTCAAGCTCTCCATCGACACGCATGAGTGGGAAGAACTGCTGATGGCTCTCCCGATGCGCGTCAAAAAGCGGGCTGTTCGTAACGCGCTGCAGGCCGGCGGCGACGTGCTGCTCGACTCAATGAGCGCGGAATGCCCTGAGCGCACCGACGGGGCAACGACAGATAGCACCGCATTGGCGCCTGGGGTACTCAAAGAAAGCCTGACGACCCAGGTCGTGATCGGTCACGTGTACAACCCCGCGGTCAGGGTGGGTCCCGGGATCGGCACTGGCAACGTCGCGTATTGGGTTGAAAACGGCTTCGATCACGTGGCGACGGGCAAGCGCGGCCACCATGCCGTAAAGGGCAAGCACGTCGACGCCAATCCCTTCATGGCGCGTAGCTTCGATTCCTCGATTGGACGGGCCGTCGACGTGATGCTCGAAAACCTGGCATCGTCGCTCGACCAGGACCTGGCCGACGACTCGCCTTCCGACTCGGAGTACGGCGGAGAGGACTACTAAGTGGTCACACTCATCGAAGGCATTGTCGCGCTGCTTCTCACCGAGACGCCCATCGCGGCGATCGTCGCCGGCGGCGACAGCATCCAGCCGATCCCCGCGCCCGTCGAGACCTCGCTCTTCCCAGCCATCGTCTACCAGGCGGTCAGCGATCGCGACGAAATGACGCTCACCGGATCGAGCGGTGTGGCCCACGCGCGCATCCTGTTTTCCTGCCACGCGTCCTTCGGACCGGGCAGCTATCTCATCGCCCACAAGCTCGGGCTCGCGGTCAAGGCCGCGCTCAACGGCTACCAGGGGATTCTCCCCGGCGGCCCGCAAGTCTTCTTCGCCGACGTCGTCAATGTCACCGATCTCTATCAGCCCGACGCCCTGCTCTCGACCACCAACGTGTCAGTCCTGATCGATTACCAGAGCTGATCCCCAACCAGCAACCCACGAGGTAATTCACATGGTTTCCACAAAGTCAGGCACCGGAGCAGGCAGCATCCTGGTCATCAGTTCCACTCCTGCGACTCTCGCCGCGCCCGCCGCCGCCCCCGCGCAGCCGCCCACCGCCTTCACCGTCGCCCCGACGGCCATCCCAACCGGCATCGCCGTGCTCCAGCTCAAGGAGTTCACGGTGCCGGAGCAGAGCTGGTCGTTCGACGACATCACCAACACATCTTCGCCCGCTGTCGGCGTCGGCGTGTTGAAGGAGTCGCTTGCGACCCTCGTCGATCCAGGTGAGTTCACCGCGACGGGAATCTTCCTGCCCAGCGATCCCGGCCTGCTCGCGCTCCAGACCGCTTTTCAGACGGGGCTTGCGAACGCTTTCCAGGTCCAGCTCAAGCCGATCGGCGGCCAGTCCACCACCGGCAACGTGTACGCGTTCAACGCCTATGTCTCAAAGAATCCCGTGCCGAGCAACGTGGACGCAGCCAAGGCGGTCACCGTGAAGATCAGCCTCAAGCTGGATTCGATCATGACCGTTTTGGCCGGCAGCTAAAACTCAACCGGATAGGCCCTCGGAGCCTGGGCGTGGTGCCACTCACCGCGCCCGAATCCGGAACCTCAAGTGAGTGGGGAAACACAAATGAAGAACCCGATCAAGCCGACGACTGCTCTGACGCACGATGGCGTCGTTTATGAACTCCTGTTCGATTTCGAGGCCACGGCACTGGCCGAAGACGTCTCCGACCGGCCGCTCATCACCGGCCTGAAGCAGCGCGACTTCAACCAGCCCTCCATCAATTTAGTGAGGGCCATGTTGTTCGCGTGCATCCATGCCAACCATCCGGAAGTGACCTTCGCACAGGCCAGGGCCATGGTCGATCGCAAGAACCTTGCGGACGTCTGGCGCACAGTGCTGGCTGCATGGTTCGCGTTCCTCGCCGAGCCCGATCCGGAAAAGGACGCGGCTGGCGCGGACCCCACGAAGGGCCAGGACTAACTCACCAGCAAAAGTGGATGGGTCTCTGGTCCTCTGCTCGTTACGACCTTCGTCTCACCGAAGCCGAATTTTGGAAGATGACCGATCGTCAGCTCGCCGCGCTCATGCGCCGGCGCCGCGTCGAGATTGAAAGCCGGCAGTATCAAGTCGGCATTCTCGCATCGACTTTCGCCAACTTTTCCATGGCCCACCCGAAGGAACCTCTCTCCCCTGAAGATTTCATGCCCTCCCGCAAGGTCAAGGAGCCGAGCGACGACGACATCGCCGAGAAATTCGCGGCCTCCTTCGCGTGCATCGCGCTCAAGCCTGGTGTTCCCACCCGCTAAATCTGGAGTACTCCCAATGTTCAAGTTCCTTCGTTCAGCGACGATCTTCGCGTTGTCGTGCCTCGCCATTCCCGCCTTCGCGCAGGGATATGGGTATGTCCACTGGACTATGATCAACCCGGCTTCAGAGTCTTACGTGGTGGTCGGTGGATCGCACATACAGAACAGTACGGGTACGCTTCTGGTCAACGGCACAATCTCATTCACGCCGGTCACCAATGCGGGCGCGCCCGTCTCCTACCTGGTGAACGGATTGGGACAGGCGATCGACCAGCCGGTGACGACTCTCGTCACGAATGGCGTGTTCGAGATCCAACTCGCGGACACCGCGCTGACCTTCCCGCGCAACGTCTGCTATCTGGTCACGATCACGGACAACATCAGCGGTAAACATCTCCTGGGGCCTGGCTACAGTTGCGTCCAGCCAGCCGGATCGGGAGTCGCTGTGACGGGTCTCGGTGCATGGTGCATCGCGGCATCGGGCTCGGTCGGTGGCTCTTGCGACTTCGACTTGTATGAACCAAACTCCGCGCAGCAGCTCCTAATCGGCAACGTCGGCCCAGCCGGTCCAACAGGTCCTACCGGTCCGACCGGTCCAGCCGGTCCAACAGGCGCCGCAAGTACGGTTCCTGGGCCCACAGGTGCAACAGGCGCGGCCGGAGCCAACGGGACCGGTTCGACTGTCTCCGTTGGAACCACCGCCACAGGCGCGGCGGGCACTGCGGCCAGCGTCACAAATTCAGGGTCGTCCACCTCGGCAATTCTGAATTTTACGATTCCACAGGGCGCGGCCGGTTCAGGCGGCGGCGGCGGCGGAAGCATGGTCTATCCCTCAACCGGGCTGGGCGCCTCGACAGGATCGGCCTGGAGGGCGCCAACGTTAAGCGACGTTGTGAGTCTATGGGCTGGCGGCGCTTGCACCGGCTACCTGAAATACGACGGAACATGTTCCACACCTACGGGCGCCGTTCCCAGCGTCAACGGCATCGCGGCGGCCGTCACCATCGCTGGTCCGAACGTCACCACCGCCGGGAGCACCATAACGATAGCCGCCGGGAACTCGCTGGCGAGCTATCCGCAGAACACGCGCATGTTTTTCTATGGGGACAGCCGCGTATCGGTATCGGGCGCGTGCGGGTGGGAAGGGACGAACATCGCCTCCAGTACCGTGACGGCCGACGTCTTCACAGCCAATGGAATCGCCGGGCCTGAGACGGTAGGCTATACGCTCTCTTTGTGGGGCTTCACGGGCGCGGGCGCTCCACTCAACAATCAAAACGTGGTGATCGCCACAGCCAACACCGCCTATCCGTACTCGTTCACAGCCATGGTTACGGGCTACAGCGTAACGGTGAACACCGGGGCTGGTAACTTCGGTTGCGAATACTCCCCCGCGACGCTCGTCGCGACCAGCCCGTTGATGCCTTCCACGAGCTTCATCCAGGAGGCGTCCGAGGGGGACGCCACGATAGCCATGCTCAACGCGGACTATCCGTCCTTGGTCCATCCCTACAGCCCCGCCGTCACGGGCACGCCCGGCGTCCTGATTATGCAGGGCGGCGTTGTGGACCTTTACGGAGGCACCGGCAGCATATCCACCGTGGAGGCGGGCCTCCAATCTTTTTGGGAGATGGCCCACGCCGATGGGTGGAAGATCGTTCAAGAGTCCATCATCCCGGAGCCTCAGAGCATCTATTCGGACGGGAATGAGAACGGGGACACCCAAACCATTAACAAGTGGATGACGACGATGCAAAAGCAGGCTCTCCCGCCCGCGACGGGGGACTACTTCGACATCTTCGTGGACGCTTACTCCCTCATGCCGGACCCCACGGACATCGGGCTTTTCACAGCGACATACCACTTGCAGGACGCAGCCAACGCCCGCTTGTTTGGCGCAATCAACTATGCGCTGCTTGACAACTCGAATCCACCAATCCCGGACCTCATTTGCGATACGTGGACCGGGGCGGCGTGCGCGAGCGCCACACAGACGGTCTTTGGCCGGGCGCTCCCCGTTGCGGCTCAGTCCGGGGACTATAACATCACGCAGGTCACCAACGGCGTCAACAGCGTTGCTCCACAGACGGTGCAAGGCACCAAGACCTTTGTGTCGCTTGCCCCCGGCGCTCCGGCCTCCATTGACCGAGCCATAGGGACGGGGCCAGCCACGCCCGAAATCGTCCAATACAAAAATGCTCAGGCCAGCTCGATGTCCTTCGCCAACCCGGTCACGGCGGGAGACGCCATTCTCCTGGCATGCCTCAACACGGGGTATCAATACCCAAGCGATTCCCTCGGCAACTCTTATGTATTCATCGTGGGCACAGCCAACGTGAGCGGCTCGCCGTATCCGGCTGGATTCTTCCTCGGGTCTGGGAAATCAACCGTCTCGGTGGCGACAAACGTAACCGGGGGCACCGACACCATCAATTGCAATGGCGGCGGGGACATGATGGCGATTGAGCTGTCGGGCATCGCCACAACCGGAGCGCAAGACGCGGCAACGGAGTACTCGGTGCACCCTGCGAGCGTCGGCTCTTTCCTAACGGTCCCGTCTTTCACCACGACGCAAACGGACGCCGTGTTTGAACTGGCGATGTGTACGGGCAGTCAGAGCATCACCTCCGCCGCGTCAACGGGGTTTGCGCTCCTGCCAAGTTCGGGGGATCTCTCCTGTGGCGGCGCTGACAGCGCTCCGTTCTACTTTCTGTATCAGAATCTGCCGCCGGGCACATATTCGCCAACGGTATCGTATGCGCCTACCACGTTCGATGGTGAATTAATTCAGATCGGGCTGAAAGCCAACCCGACACCCCCGGCTCAGTTTGGGGACCTCCACCAGGCGCAAAATGCGGCGGGTGTGACCCTGAGCGGAACCAACGCCCAAGGCATCCCGTATATTGCGCCTCAGACGTACTCCGCCCTTAGTACCGGGACGCCGTGCAACTCAGGCAATGAAGGCCGGTACGCTGCCGTGCTGGACAGCACTGTGACCTCCGGAGCAATCGGCGGGGGCGGTTCCAACCACGTCCTGGCGTATTGCGACGGCACAAGCTATAAGGTGGCCGCCCCATAAGGTGGCCGCCCCGGCGAATACCGGCGCAGGCGGTGCAGGTTAGACAGCGAAATTTTCCACTTGGTAGGTTTGAGCCATACCGAGGGCGTCGGGGCACCCACTCTGTGGGTCGCGGGCGCCCTTCCCATTGGAGCCATGATGGCCAGCAGAAAAGTAGCGAGCGCGTATGTAGACCTCCAACTGCAGACGGCGCAGTTCAAGGCGGCGATCGGTGAATCGACCGCGCTGACCAGGCAGTTCTCCGCCTCAATGCGCGAGGAGATGGAGCACTCCCGCGAGTCCGTGCGCCTCATGTCCGAGGAGCTTGGCCTGGGCATTCCCCGCGGGTTGCAGCAAATCATCTCCAAATTGCCCGGCGTGTCCACCGCGATGAGCCTCGCGTTTGACTCTGTCGTTGTGTTCGCGCTCATCGACACCGTGGTCAAGGTCACCGAGAAGATCGTTGAATTCACGAAGAAGACGGACGAGGGGGCGCGGAAAAACGCCGAAGCCAATGCCAGGTTCTCAGACTCGCTGGCCAAATCGAATGCCGAACTCGCTGTCAGCCTGGATAAGGTTCAGGATCACATCGCGGTGCTTGAGCACAAGCCCAAGAATGGTGTGAAAGACGCCCTTGACGATGCGGCCGTCGCGTCGGAAAAGCTCTCCAAGGACCTGGACGACAACATCCAAAAGATGCGCGTGCTGCTCTCCGGAGAGAGCGCCAAGTGGTACCAGCAGATGCTCGGGGCGGGAAGTAACGCCTACTCCAACGAACAGCTTGAGCAGTACCAGGCCAACCAGCGTGACGTGAACGCCGCCTCCGATCAGGAACTCAAGAACCCCAAAGTTTACGGGGGTGTGGACCAGATAGAACTTCGCCGGCGCCGGAACCTGGCCGCAGGCACCACGGGGTACTACAACCAGATCGGCACGGATATAGTCGACCTCAACAGGTATCAGGCATTGAGGAAAGAGAACGATGCTCTCGGCATCGGTTCCGACTACTTTGGCCGGAGCCTTCCGGGTGGCGAGGCCGCCCAATTTGCCGGATATGCCGCAAGGTTCGGTTATGGCGATCAATCGGCGCAGATCTCCTCGCTCACAAACCAGCAGGGGCGGGTTGGACAGCTTGCTCAGTCACAATGGATTGAAGCGGGAATGACGTCGGGGGTGTCCACCGAGAAAGGGGACGAGGAGAAGAGCCGGCTCACCGCGGCCGCGAAGGCCGCGGCCGATAAGTGGATGAAGGCGCAGGAGGATGCGTTCAAGGCCGTGAATGTGCCGCCCGCGGACCTCCCGGCGGGATCGGCGGCCTATGACAAGTGGGCGTCAAAGAGTCCCCAGCGCGAGCAGGATTTCCTGCTGTCCGGACCCGCACCCACTGCTGCTCAGGGGGGTTCCGAGGCAATCAAGCTTCTTACGGCGAAAGTCGGCGAGCTGAACGCAGCGATGCAGACGGACGCGAGGAAACAAAATGACCGGGATTACGACAAAAATACCGAGGCCGCACTTGCGTTAGGAAGAGCGCTCGACGAGGCGGACCGTAAGGCCGCTGAAACCGCTGGGAAATTGACTTCCGCCCAAGAGAAGTACGCCGCCGAGGTGAAGAGGGGCGCGGAGCAGATGGCTTCCATCGCCGCGAAGCACACCATTGACGCGGCTCACATCGGTCTGGCGAACCACTCCATCGGTCCTCGCACCGCTGCGCTCGTCGAGGCGCAAGCTCATGCGACGGAAGCGAACGCGAAGCTCGTAGCCGCGAGCGCCGATCTGCTCAAGCTTGAGGCGGATGCGAAGGGCCTGATTGCAGGCACTCCCGAGTACGTCGAGAACGCGACCACGCAATTAGGCGTCCGGAATCAGATCGCGGGGATCGACGCCGACGCCTCAAGGCAGGCTGCGGATGACGCGGCGAGGACCGCTCAGACCACCTTCTCCGGCAGGATGACCTCCGACCTCGACAAGTGGATCGAGCAGTCCACCGATCTCGCCGGCATCATGGGCGGCCTGTTCACCGGTTCGATCAACCAGGTCAACGACGCAATCCTCAAGGTGCTGACCACAAAGCCTTCGATGAATGACCGGCATCCCTTTCGGGCGGCCGGTCACGCCGTGTTCACGGACGTCGCGGGCGCAGGCTTGAAGGGAGCCGAAGGCGAACTGATGAAAGCGCTCGGCCTCCATGGGCGCGACGTCAAGCACGTCATCGTCGACAACATGCCCGGAGCCAAAGGCGCTGTGCCCGGCGTACCCGCGAGCATGTTCGATTCCATGGCCAACCCAAGCCGGGATCCCTCTCCGTCTTCGGGCGCCGGAGCGTCGAGCTTCATGAGCGGTGTGCTCAAAATTGTTCCCTTCATCGCAGGCGCATTCGGGGACGGCGGCACGGTGAGTCCCGGCGGCTGGAACCTTGTCGGCGAGCATGGCCCCGAGCTGCTGCAGGTGGGATCCACTTCCAGGATCAACAACGCGCGCGACACAGCGGGCATATTCGGCGCCGGATCGGCCGCCGGTTCCGCAACTCACAACTGGAACATCGACGCCCGCGGCGCGACGGATCCAGCCGCCATCAACATGGCCGTCCAGCGCGGCATCGTAGCCGCCGCCCCTCACATCATCGCGGCCTCGCACGAAGCTGAGGCTGCGCACAAGCGGCGTCTCCCCAACCAGCGGTAAGTCCACACCGGAGCATCCATGAGCGCCACAATCACATTGCCCAACGGCAACACGTACACCCTTGTCACCATCCCCGCCTATCCGGGACTCGCGCAGGTCAGCTTCACGCATAAGGACTCGGTGTCGTCGGTCGGGTCTCCCTTCGTGCCGTCGCAGAACCAGACGCAGGCGTGGGCCGGAGCGGACGGGTGGGGCCTGGATTTCACGCTGCCCAAGATGAACCGGTGGGTTGCGGCTCCCTGGAAAGGGTTCCTAGCCGAGCTGCGCGGCATACTGAACGTCTTCCAGATCGGCGATCCCTTCGGCGCCACCCCTCTCGGCGCCGCGGATGGCGCACCGGTGTGCGCCACCACGGGCACTAACAACCTCACGATGGCCACCGGCCTGGTCACCGGCGGATGGACCCCGAACGTCTTCGGCCAGTTGTTCCCCGGCGACTACATCCAGCTCGGCTACCACCTCCACGAGGTCTGCGAGCCGGTGAACTCGGACGCTGAAGGGAACGCAACCATCCAGATCTGGCCCAGCCTTCGCGAGTCGCCGGCCAACGATACCGCCCTGGTCCTCACCAACACGGTGGGCCTGTTCCGCCTGGCGCTGAACACGCGTGCCTGGCACTCCGACTTCACGCAACTGACGCAGATGTCGTTCAAGTGCACGGAGGCCCGCTGATGCCCAGAGATATCAGCGCCCCCATGGTCGGGCCGATGACGTCCAACCAGATCCGCCCGTGCTTCCTCGCGATCATCACCTTCCGGACCCGGACGGCGTACTGCTGGACCGGCGTCGGCAACCTCGTTTACGCCGGCAACACTTATCTCGGCGTGGGCGATTTCGGCAAGATCGGCAAGATCACCGAAGGCACCGACGTCCAGGCGTATGGCACCACCATCACGTTGTCCGGGATCGATCCGGTCCTGCTTTCCGAGTGCATGACCGACATCCAGCTCGGGGCCCCGGCGACCATCTACTTCGCGTTGCTCGACTCGAACGGAGCGATCTTCGGCACGCCCTACCCCGCGTTCGTCGGAACCGTCGACCAGCCGACCATCAATTCCGGCATCGAGACAATCTCCATCACGCTGGCGATCGAGAACAAGCTGGCCAATCTGCTGCGCGCCAACATGCGCCGCTACACCGCGGCAGATCAGCAGTTGTATTACCCTGGCGACACGTTTTTCAACTGGGTTCCCACTCTTAACGACCAGGCCCTGATCTGGACGACGTAAGGCCCACCCCGCACCAGCACCCGGAGACACCCATGTCCGCAACTCCTGTCATCCCGGCAGCCGCTCCCGCTGCGCCCGCGAAACTCAAGCGCGCTCAGCACTGGGCTACGCGCAGTCTGCACCAATTCCTGATCGACCGAGCCACCGCCAGGTTCGCGTGGGGCACGCATGACTGCGCCCTCTTTGCCGCGGACGGCGTTCAGGCAATGACTGGGGTGGATATCGCCTCCGACTTCCGTGGTCGGTACATGGACGAGGCCGGCGCGAAGGCTGCGATCGCGAGAATCACGGGCGTTGCCAACGGCACTGTCGAGGACGCCGCCGCCTGGTGCGCGGCGAAGCATGGGCTCGTTGAACTGATTCACCCCCTCATGGCGCAGCGCGGCGACCTGGTCGTCCTCGAGGATGCCGGCCGGGTCATTGCCGGCCTGGTCCATCTCAGCGGGCGCCACGTCGCCGCCGCGGGCGAGCAGGGGCTCAAGAAGATACCCATCGCCGGCGTGAAGAGAGCGTGGCGCGTATGAGCAAAGCAATTGAAGGCGCGGCTCTCCTCGGTGTCGCGGCCGGGATATGGTTCCTGGTACCGGGCAGTGTTGTGTTCGCCCCCTGGTTGATGACCGCGCTGGTGGGAATGGTTGCCGGCGGCGTCTCCATGGAGGGCGCGGCCCTGGCCGATGCCCTGACTCAGAACCGTGGCCAGAACATCACCACGCGGCAAGCGGCTGGACTGCGCCAGATCATCTATGGGCAGCAGCGAGTCGGTGGCACCACGGTATACCAGAGCACCACTGGCGCCGGCGGATCCGGCGGAAACTACGTTTACAACTACATCATCGCCCTGGCCTCGCATGAGATCGACGCCGTCATCAACATCTACCTCGACGGCCGCCAGGTTTACTGGTCGCAGTTCCACGGCGACAACGGAGCGAACATCGGGTGCGGGACTGTATCCGCCCCACCGACCGCCGTCGTCACCATCTCAGGCGGCGCGGTCACAGGCGTCACTGCCAGCGGCGGATCCGGGTTCGGCAACATCAAGGCCGGCCGGTACCGTGTGCGCTTCTCCGGAGGCGGCGGTTCCGGCGCGTATGGTTACGCCACCAACGCCGGAGCTGGAACCTACGGCACCGATTTTGTCGTGGGTGCATGGACCGTGGTGGTCACGCACCCCGGATCGGGATACACGACTCCGCCCCAGGCCGACATTCAAGGCGCGTACACGTTTGGCGGGACCGGCGCGGCCGATCAGCAGGACCCTTCCCTTCCCGGCTACGGCCTCGGCTACGGCATTGGCCCAGGCGGCCCTCATTACGACTTCGCCGGCAAGGTTTTTTGCGAAGTCCGCTTCGGCGATCAGCCGCCCGGCGATTACATGGCGTCCCTGTCGGCCAACGATTCGACATGGCCCACGACCGCGAATGGCGGCGGGGTTGCATATCTCTATCTCAACGTCGGGTATGACGTAGCGCAGTTCCCGGCCGCTCCGGAGATCCGCGTCACGGTCAACGGCAAAAACAACATCTGGGATCCGCGCACCTCCGCGTACGGCTTCAGCTCGAACTGGGCGTTGCAAGTCGCGGACGTTATCGCCGACCCGCAGTGGGGCCTGGGAGACAACGCCGTCAATCAGGCGCAGTTGATCGCCGCGGCCAACGTGTGCGACGAACTCATCGCCACGTCGCAGGGCGACGAGTCGAACTTTCAGCAGCATCTGCACTATGATTCCTCGACCGCGCCGGGCGATGCGCTGTCGCTGATGATGCCCTCCGCCGCGGGCCGTCTCAGCCGCGTCGGCGGCGAGTGGTTTATATGGCCCGCTTACTGGCAAGGCCCGAGCTTCGCCTTCGATCAGTCCGCGCTCGTCGATCCGTCCGGCATGGCCTGGAAGCCCTACCGCAGCCAGAAGGACCTGGTCAATGTGATCAACGGGACTTATATCGCCCCGAACTACCCGTACGCCGTCGCCGGCAACCTTTACGACGCCAACGGCTGGTATTACGGAACCACGAACAACCTGTGGCCGTTTGCGTGGCAGCCGACAAACTTCCCGGCCTATGCGCAGGATGTCCTGCACGGCTACGCGGCCAACGAAGAGCTGATCGAGGACCTCGGCATCGTCCTCCCAAAGGAGTTGACACTCCGCGGCGTCATCTCCATCGTCCAGGCGCAGCGCGTGGCCAAGATCAACCTGATGCGCAATCGCCGGCAGGGCTCGGGCGTGTTCCCCATGAGCCTGGCCGCGTGGCAGATGGCGCCGATCGATGTGCAGCAGTTCACATTTCCGCAGATGGGCTGGAGCGACAAGTATCTGGAGGTCGACAAGATCCAGCTCGTGTGCGAGCCCATGAAAGATGCGACCGGTGAAGACGGCGCCCTGGCGTTGTCGACCGCCGTCAGCGCTCAGGAGACGGGTCCAAGCGACTACGAGTGGTCGGAGACCGAGGAGCTTACGCCTTACGACGTCGCGGCCATCGCCCAGCAGATCCCTTACACGCCCGCCGCGCCGACAGAGGCCACCGTCACCAGCTCGGCCGGCACCGCGATTATCGGCGCGGATGGCTCGGTTACCCCGCGGGCGCTCGTCGCCTGGAATGCACCGGCGGACAATACCGTCACCGGCGTCGATGTGCAGTACCAACTCTTTGGCGCAACGACGTGGCTGGACGCCGGCATCACCAATGTCGCGCTGTTCGAGGCGCTCGTCGGCCCGCTGATCGCCGGCGATGCCTACAACTTCCAGATTCGCAGCGTTCGGCCGAGCGGCAGCTATTCGCCCTGGGTCCAGGTACTGAACGTGACCATCAGCATCACGCTGGCGTCGTCGGCAACGAGCGGCGACGCCATCGCCCCGGCGGGAACACTGGTCGCGCTGGCGTTATCGACGGGGACCGCGAACATCATCGTGCAGCCGTTCGAGGCGGTGGTGGGCGTGCACGGCGTTGCCTGCCTCCCCGCCGGCAGCTACACGATCACGGGCCTCGCGCAGGGGCAGGCCTTCTACGTCTATTACATCGACCCGACGTTCGCCGGCGGCGCGATCACTCCGATCGCAACGCAAAACGCGGCGGACTTCCTGAACAAGGTTGGCTACTTCCTCATCGGCGACATCGTCACGCCGAACTACGTCACCACTTACACCCCGAGCAGCTACGCGGACACCGGCGCCTCGGCAACCGCCAACCCCGCGAACGCGTACGGCGGCAACCCAACTCTCGCGTCCAAGGTGCAGGGTTACTGGTCCTCGACGTCGGCTGGCGCGGCGCCCCCGGTGTATGAGACCTTCTCGTATTTCGACTACGAGGGGATTTGCACCTGGTCCGGATTCCCGAGCGTGGTCGCAACCGCGGCCAAGACGCTCAACATCACCGCCGGGTTCGCCCTGGGTAATTGCGCCGCGATGTACGGCTATCTGGGCGTGACCATCGCCGGCGTAACGGCCACGATCGTGACATCCCTCGGCACCCTTGGGGCGATCCTTTACACCGTGACGATTCCCTCGGGCACGGATCTGTCGACCATCAGTGTCACCGCGCAATGCACGGTCACCAACATCACGCTGACCTATGTCGACCCGTCACCAAACGACGGGACGGCGATCGTCTCGGTGAGCGGCATTTTCATTCAATAACGGACCAGCAACCGCGCTACGACGTGGCGTCGAAAGCAGGGGTACTAAATGGACGCGACCATGGATGCAACAGCAACGATGCTAAGGACGGAGCGCCGCGGGCCGGGGTTCAACCGCGCCAGGCCATCGTGGACGGCGGTGGCGGCGATGCTGCTGTCGGTGACCATGCCGATCTGCGGCTGGATGGTGTCGCTGTCGAACCGCGTAGCGGTGCTCGAGGAAAAGACCGCGTCGCTGGCCACGGCCGCGCAGATGGCTGAAGTGAAACAGAAGATCGACGACTGGATCGAACTAAGCAATCGCCTGCGCCTGGACGACCAGGCGAGAGCGGCGCGAGAAGGCAAATGAGCCACCCCATCGAGGTCGCGTTTTGGGTCAAAGCAAAAGCGGGGGGTGCCGGTAACGAGCCGATTGCCTTCTAGCATGGGCTAGAAGGCAAGGACCCACCCCCGCGACGCGGACCCCGGAAGGAAAACCAAATGACAGGAACCACCGAAGTTGGGCACGGAATTGAACTCGCGCCGCCTACGCCCAGGCAGATCGACGCGCTGATCGCGCAGTACGCGGAGGCGCAGAAGCAAGCCCAGGCGCTGGGCACGACGGCGCTGCTTCTGAACCGTGCCGTCGGCGAGAAGAAGGATGCACTGACGGCGCTGGTGGAGAAGTGGGGCGCCCGGCACACCGAAAAATCGAAGCGGCTGGAAGGGCACCACAATACCGCGACCACGACCACGGCCTCAAGATCGACGATCGACGACGCGGCCGTCGAAAAGCTGCGCGTGTACCTGGGAACGACGGAGACGCCGGAGCTGGCCGGGGAGTTCTTCACGGCGCACACCAGCTACAGCCTGGTGAGCGGCCCGGACGAAAAGCTGAAAACCCTGACCATGGCGACGCGCTTGCGAACGAAGGTTACCGGGTTAATCAAGGACTGCTTCAAGATCAAAACCGGCGCGCCGTCGCTCAAGGTTGAGCTGGCGGAGCTGAAGAGCGAGGCCTGATGGGCAACCCAATAGAGATCCCGTTTCTGGTGAAGTGCAAAGCTGCCGCGACCGAGGCGGCCCACCCGTTCCCCGGAGCGGCGGCGGCTGAGGCGTGGAACGAGACGGGCGGCATACACTTCCCGCCGAACTCAAACAACATTCTGGGCATCAAGGCGTTCAAGGGCTACGCCGGCGCAACGGTCTTCGCGAACGGGACCGAGGAAGTGGCCGGCGTCTTCACGCCGCCCGCGGTCATGCGCTGGCGCGCGTACCCCTCTTTCGCGGACTGCTTCGCCGACCAGGTCGCGATCCTGCGCAACGAACGCGATGCCCACGGACTGCTGACGTACCAGGCCGCGCTCGATGCCGCGACGCCGGAAGAATACATCGCGGCCGAGTGCCCGATCTGGTCGACCAACACGAGCAAGGCGCAGGATGTGCTGCTGACCTACCACGCGCACCTCGACGTTCTGGGAGCGAAATGAGAGACGAGCTGAAACGGAACTTCCTGGGCTTCCTGCTCCTGGTTTCCGGCGTGGGGCTGGTGATGCTGGGCGCGCATGCGCAGATCCCCAAGCTGGCCGACGCCGGATTCGGATTCATCGGCATGTCGGCATTGGCGCTGCAGGTGACGCCACAAAACCCAAAAGACCCGGCGAAGCCGGCGGCAACGCCGTGAAATTCAGCTTCTGGTCGTTTTTCCCAAACGGGGGCGCCGCGGCGCACGCGGCGCAGGCAACTGAGCCAGCAACCGAACCAGCACCACAGGAGAAATACATGGACAGCATTTTTAAGAAGCTCGAAGGCGCGGAGAAATCGACGGCCGCATGGATCGAAAAAGAACTCACGAAGATTGAAGGCGCGGAACCGGGCGTCGCGAAAGTGGTGGACGCGACCTTGACCTACGTCGCCCCGGTGCTGCAGATTGCCCTGGGCGCTACCGGCGATCCGGCGGCGGCTTTAATCGTCGGCCAGGTCGCCGCCCAGGCCGAGATGGATCTGTCGGTGGCCAGCGCGCTGGTGACGGACTTCGGGCCGACCCCGACCGCGGCTACCGCGTTCGCGTCGGTTGCGACCAATCTGAGCGGCCTGCTCACAGCCGGCCACGTCAAGAGCGTGACCGCAGTCGCGGCCGTCACAAAGGCAGTGTCGGAAGTCGGCGTGCTGGCCTCCGCGGTGCAGACCGCGGCGGCTGCGCTGCCGGCAGCGGCATGACCATGAACAAGCTGCACTCCATCCTGATGGCCCTCGCGCTCGGCACCGTGCCGTGCGTGGGGGCTGTCGCGATTCGCGCCATGTGGCCGATCCCGGCCGCGGTGAGCGGGACCACTGAACATTTGTATAGTGCCCTGGACGGATTGACCGGAGTGGAGACAAACGCCGGCGCCGCGATCGGAATCGAGAGCGGCCGGGTGAACCTGAGCCTCGACAATCTCGACCGGCAGGCGGCGACCATCGGGCCGGCGGTGAGGAAGATCGGTCCGGTTCTGGACAACCTCCGCGAGGACACGGCGAAGCTGGGCGTCTCGATCGACCTTGTGACCAACCGGATAACAATCCTGTGTCCCCCGAAGGACTCCGACGAGCTGCATCCATGCGGGACGCTCGCCGACCTGGCCAAGACGCTGAACACGGCGCGCGGGACCATGGGCCAGATAGAGATCGCGGCCAGGCACGAGAACCGCAACCTGGGTACGCTGGACACCCAGGAGGCTACGCTGTTCGGCGACTTCCACGGGACGGCGACCAGGGCGAACACCAGCCTGGACCTGTTCAATAAGCTGCTGGCGGATCCGGACGTGACTCTGATTTTGAGCAACGGCGCGAAGTTCACCACCACGGCCGTGGCGCTCGAGCAGAAGCTCGCCCAGTGCACGCTGCACCCGACGCTGCCATGCGTGCTGAAGAGCGACATCCTTTTCGGAGCGCAGGTGGGCGGCTACCTGCTGAAGTGATTTTGCAGTATGTCACGGTTGCTTTCGCCGCCTCACCCCCTGGGTGAGGCGCTTTTTTATGTCTGGAGCGATTAAACCGGCCAGCGCGCCGCTCCCAGGGGGGGCAGGCTCCCCGCGTGGCGATCCCGGCAGGGGATAACACCCCGGAATCGCTCGGCACGCCCTGGCTCGTTAGTAGGCCAAAAGGTCGTTCGGCGCGTGTACCAGGTCCTGCTCGGTTCCCAGGTACCGCGCGGTGGTGCGGATGTCGGCGTGCCCAAGCATCTTCTGGATCTGCTCGATGCTGGCGCCCCTCTCGTAGCAGTGCTTGGCGCAGGTGCGGCGCAGGTCGTGGGGGCCGAAGTTGGCGACGCCTATTTTCGCGGCGGCGGCGCGCACGATATTCCAGATGGTTGCCGAGGAAACCCCGCCGGGCGCGAGCGTGGTCTGGCGGATCAGCCTCCCATCGCGGATCTTCGCGGCGCCGACCCAGGCGTCGATGGCCTGCTTGACCCAGGCCTGGACTCCGACAGTGCGCACCCGGCCGCCCTTGCTCACCAGGTTGAGAATCACCCAGCGCCCGGCGCGGGGCTGGATATCCTCCAGCTTGAGCGTCAGCAGTTCCTCTTCGCGCAGCGCGCAGCCCACCAGCACAGCGAGGATGCAGTAATTACGCTTGCCGCGGAGCGTCTTGCGATCGGGGACGGCGAGCAGGTCGCGAACCTGAGCCTCGTTGAGCCAGTTCCCGGTGCGCTCTCCGCGGCGAGGCAGCCCCGCCACGTTCAACAGATCGAACGCCTGACTCGCATCGATGGCGCCCGATGCGCGCGCTTCCCGGACCAGGGCGCGGGCCGCGGAAATGCGCAAGTTCACGGTAGAGGCGGAGCTGCCTGCCGCTTTCATGGCCGCGCGCCACTCGAGCAGCAGGATTCTGGTGATGGGGCGACCGTCGGCGAAGGCCAGCAGATCGGCGACGCCTTTGGCGTAGCTCGCTCGGGTGTTGCGCGACGGGACCGAGGCTAAAACCAAATTGACGAGGGCCGTTGTCTCGGGGTCTCCCGACAACAGCCAGGGAGCGGGTTTGGCGTGCGCGTTGGGCATGAGTCGCCAGTTTACACCTGTTTTACATAAGGGGTACTATGTTACAGATTTAAGATGAGTGCGCGACCTCGCATTTATCCCGACCTTTGAAACACCGGCGTTTTCGAGGTGTCCCATGCGGATCGGCGAGAACCCGGATCGAGCCCGGCGCGTGGCCGCCACGCTCGCGCGGGACATGACGATGGCCATTCACCGCCTGGGGACCGCCGACAAGAAGGGGTGCTGCTGGCGCTCTCCGCATTCATCGGAATCCAGCTCGAAGCGCTCGAAGCAGACAACGACACCGAGCCGGAGTGAGGCGGACTTATGGCGAAACCGATCTCGTGGTTGAAAGACGCTCCCGCGATCCGCAGCCAGGTGGCAGCCTCGAATTACTCCCACTTCCACACCTCGGACCTCGGCCGCCTCTTCGGCCTGATGCCGCGGGCCGCCAGCTCCCTGATGGAAGCGATGCCGCGGGTGCGCTACGGAACCAGCTACATTGTCCCGGCCGAGGGATTGGCCGACTTTCTCGACGATGTGATCCAGACGACATTGGCGGGGCGGGACGTGCCGGCATTGATCCAGGCCCGGCGAGCGGCGAACTTGTACGTCTCCCGCCGCAAGCCCCGGACCGTCGTGCTGAAGGATGAACTCGGCCGGGGCCTCGCTTCCCTTCCCGACTGCGTCACGCTGACCCGCGGAGAGCTGCGCATCAAGTTTGAGACGGCCCTTGAGCTGGGGAAGGCGCTCGCGATCCTGGCCAGCAACATGGACGGCGACTGGGAATGGTACGAGTTCTGCCGGCTCTATGAGCCGGAGCAGCCGGCGCTGCCATCGGAGAGCGCCTATGAGGCGGTGCGACTGGGCAGCGAGGCCAAGTATTTTGTGGAGCGAGGAGACGCGGGAAAGGCCGGCGATCATGCGCGCGAAGCTTTTCACCACGCCCATTGGGTGCAGGTGGAGCGGGGAACGGTCACGCTGGAAGAGTATGACCGGGAGATGGCCGAGGCCGAAAGCGTCGCCGCCGGGATGCAGGAGATCCGCGCCGCGCTGACGGCGCCGGAAGCGAAGGCGTCGATCTCATTCAGTCACTTGGCGGCCCTGCAGAACGCGGCCGGGGGCGACTCGTCTTCCTGGCGTTCGTGATCGGCCATCGCGTCCATCACGAAGGCCATGGCCATCCACAGCTGAAGGAGAGTGCGCGCGCCGTAGGCCATCTCGGGACGCCGGCCCGGTTCGGCTGCCCAGCGTTCCCAGGCCCTGCCGCTTCCCCGCGCCAGCTCGGCCATTTCGCGCATAGGGTAGGTTGCCCCTTTTTCGCGGGCCATCTTCCGATCGGTCAGCGCCTCCTGTCCAATTGCCGCCACGTCGACAAACTCAACCGAAGCGTAGGTAGTCTTCTTCGGCGAGTAGAGCGCCGACAGCTTGTCGACTGCGGCCTGGTCGGCGACGCCGCGGGTTGCGAACTCGGAGAGAGGGTCACGCCGCTTGGAAACAGCCATGGCTACGCCGCCTGTTCCTGGCGGCCGCGCTGGGATCGGACCGGAGTGGGATTGTGCGCATCGGTGTATTCCTCGGGGAAGAGGATCTGGTCGCGGGTCAGCGGAGCGCCGAAAAACGCGGCGAGTTTCTTGGCGATGGCGGGGCTGGCCTTGAAGGCTCCCGATTCGATTTTCCCGATGTGGGCGCGGGTGACCCCCAGGATGGCAGCTACCTGGGACTGCGACATTGCGCGGCGCTCACGGGCGGCTTTGAGAGGCGTGGCCATGGTAATGCGTTTATAAGTTGCGCGCTCCAAAATGTCAAGTCAAGGGTCAGCAGTTGACAGATCGATCCGAGCAACTTATAAGAACTAGAGTGCTAAATCGGGGAAAAAGTAAGTGCGCAATCTCGACTTCCCTCCCCGGTCGCTTTTCACTTTGTATAAACCTTTGTATATGAGCGGCTTCTAGGTTGACGAGAATATCCGTTATCGGACATTGAAGCCGCTTTGAGGATCCTCGGTGGCCGCCTGTCCGGTTTGCTCTCAGCTCGATCTCTTCACGTGTGGCTCGCTTGCGCTGAATACGCGCGGCTCCTGTCATTGGAAAATGAGTGACCGCGAACGGGACCGCCGCACTGGCGGCCAGTGGCTTCGGGCCGTAAAGGCCTACCTCGAGTTCGGCGCGGGCTCCGCCTGGCGCCGGCTCTCCGATCCTGAACAGCGCAACAGCCCGGTCCGCGATTGGTACCTGGGCGGCATCCGGACCATCAACGGAATTTCTGCGCGGGATCCTCTCGCCCAGGACGGACGCGGCGGCGTGGCAAATCTATCGGCAGGAGTGTGCGCGACCCGCTTCGCGGGTATCCGGGCCGCTGCCCCGCCGCGCGTCCCCAGTTCACCCGTCCGAAGTTCGCCCGTCGCCAGATTGACGGCGTCGAGGAACCGAGGCTGGATCGTGGAGGAGCTGCTCCGCGTGAATCCAGCCCTCACCGATAAAAAACTTCTGCTGCGTCTCTCCCACCTGAAGCTTGCCGAAATGCTCGTCACCGCTCGGCGTGCAAGTTCCAGCGCGCGATCGGCGGCAAAGAAGCAACGTCCCCGAATACTGCCAAAGCCGCCGAAGAGGGTCGTCCCGCCGCAGAGCTTCCCTGTTCCCTTGCGGGGTGCCG